GGATATTGTCGGCACAATTCACAACAATAGATTTACCATATGCAAATTACCTCGGCAGAGCGGAAAAACAACCACACTGGTTGCCTACATTCTACATTATGTTCTTTTCAATAACAATATCAATGTTGCCATTCTTGCAAACAAAGCAGCTACTGCAAGAGATATTTTATCAAGACTTCAACTTGCTTATGAGAATCTTCCTAAATGGTTACAACAAGGTGTGCTTTCTTGGAACAAAGGTTCTCTTGAACTAGAAAACGGTTCAAGAATTGTTGCCTCTGCAACCTCTTCTTCGGCAGTTCGTGGCGGTTCTTATAACATGATTTTTTTGGATGAATTTGCCTTTGTTCCACAGAACATTGCTGAAGACTTTTTCTCTTCTGTTTATCCCACCATTTCTTCTGGTAAATCAACAAAGGTTGTAATCATTTCCACACCAAATGGTATGAATTTGTTTTATAAACTTTGGAGTGATGCAGAGAATCAAATCAATTCATATGTTCCAATAGAAGTTCATTGGAGCGAGATTCCTGGAAGAGATGAAAAATGGAAAACTGAAACAATTGCAAACACAAGTTCAGAACAATTCTCGAGAGAATTTGAATGCGTTTCTGGAGATACTAATATTGTTGTTATGCATAAACAAAGCAAAGAAATTAAAACTATTAAAATAGAAGAATTATTTTAAAAATGTTGAGTGTAAATTCTTTGGATTTATAAATAATATTATAAAATCTAAAGGAGAATTATGTATTCAATATATTGTTTAAAAGATTTAGATGAAAAAATTAAATATGTTGGACAAACAATAAATCCAATAGGAAGAAGAAGTTCTCATAAAAGAGAAAAACCACCTCATACTTTTCATGTGTTATATGAAAATTTAGAACGTGAACAAGCTAAAAATTTAGAAATTCATTTAATATCTAAATTTGAAACATATGGCAATGGATGGAATTTGTCTCCAGGTGGTGAAGGATTTGAAGATTATTCTAGAAAGGGTATAGGTGGCGTGCCAAAAGGAACAACTCCATGGAATAAAAATGTAAAAAATGCTTTTAGCAAAGAAACTAAAGAGAGATGGAGTAAAATAAGAAAAGGTAAATGTTGGAAACCAACAAAAATGACCAAAGAAGATGTTATTCAAGTAAGAAAAATTTTTGAAACTAAACCAGAAATTGAAGGAGTTGGTGTTATTCAAAAAAATGGAAGAGCCATGTCATATATTCAAGCATTTTCTTTAAAATATTCAAAAGATTATCAAGTGACACCTCAAAATATTAAAAACATAGTATTAAGAAAAACATGGAAAGATGTTTAAAGAGAATAATAGTTATTGCGTTTTAACACCAACAGGTTGGTCTGATTTTAGAGGAATCAGACAAATTAAAAAGAATGTTTATAGGCACATTATTTTTGAGGATAAAACAGAAATAAAATGCTCATTGGATCATGCTTTTGGAGAGAGTAAAATACTTGCAAAAACATTATCTGTTGGTGAGTATTTAAATGGGAAACAAATTCTATATTCAGAAGATGTTGAAAATGAAATAGATTTATATGATTTGGTTGAAGTAGAAAAAGAAAATTTATACTATACTAATAATATTGTATCTCATAATTGCAATTTCTTAGGTTCAACAAATACACTAATACATCCGACTAAGATACGAACAATGGCATATCGAAATCCAATCAAATCAAATGCAGGATTGGATGTCTATGAAAATCCGATAGAAGGCAACACATATTTTCTGGTTGCTGATGTGGCAAGAGGACTAAGCAATGACTATTCAGCATTTATTGTTTTTGATGTAACAACTGTTCCTTACAAGATTTCTGCCAAATATCGAAACAATGAAATCAAACCAATGTTGTTTCCGAATATTATTAGTGAGATTGCAAGAGCATACAACACAGCTCATGTTCTTGTTGAAGTAAATGACATTGGTGAGCAGGTGGCGCATGCTCTTCAGTTCGATCTAGAGTACGGAAATTTGATCATGGCTGCTATGCGTGGGCGAGCAGGACAAATTCTTGGTGGAGGTTTCTCAGGTGGAAAGGCTCAACTGGGAGTCCGAACTTCAAAGGCAGTCAAATCAACAGGATGTTCTAATATAAAACAAATCATTGAGACTGACAAGTTAATCATACAAGATTACGACCTAATCACTGAATGGTCAACATTCATTCAGAGAGGACAGTCCTATGAAGCCGAGGAGGGACATACGGACGATTTAGCAATGTGCTGTGTGATTTTTGGTTGGGCTGTTCAACAACAGTATTTCAAAGAACTTACGAATGATGACATCCGATCCAGATTGTTTTTAGAACAACAAAGTCAGATTGAGCAAGACATGGCTCCATTTGGATTTATCGATGATGGTGTTACCGATTATCATAATGAAGAATCAGTTATTGATGAATATGGAACAAAATGGAGTTCTGTAGTTCGTTCATATGACACACCATGGTGAAAATTCATTTTTTATAAATAATTGTATTGAAAACTTAAACTATATGATTTTCAACATTTTTAGGAGAAATGAAAAATGGCATTTCAAGTAAGTCCAGGTGTTCTCGTAAAAGAGATAGACTTGACGAATGTCGTTCCTGCTTCTGCTACTTCCATTGGTGCAATAGTTGGTGCATTTGAAAAAGGCCCAATGAATGAAGTTATTCCAATTGGTTCAGAACGGGAATTGATTCAAGTATTTGGTAAACCAAATAATACAAACTTTGAAAATTGGTTTACAGCTGCAAACTTCTTGCAATATGGCAATGCTCTCAGAGTTGTCAGAATTGAAACAGGTGCAAGAAATGCAGTTTCAGGTGGCGGTGTAGAATTGTTGACAAACAATTCTAATTCAGATGGTTCTGATGCTCCAGATGGAGATGGTTCAACAACTGTATTTACAATGGCTCAATCAGTAAGTGATGCTGATTTGTTGTATGTAAGAGTAGATAATACTACAGCAGATGGGACAACATTTGTTACTACCACAGCATTTTCTGTAAGCGGATCATCAATCACTTTTGATTCTGCTCCAGCAGCTGGAACAGGAAATATTAGCGTAAAATTGGGAGCTAAAATTACCAATGATGATGACTATGATAACAACTATGCTGATGGACAAGGTTCTTTTGGTAACTGGGCATCTAAGTATCCAGGAGAATGGGGCAATTCATTAGGTGTTTCAATTTGCGCAAGTGCTGCAGCATATGAGACAGCTGATGTTGCAGAAACTACGGCTACTGAGCCTATTGGAGAAACTTCTATTGCAGTAGATGAAACTTCAGGATTTCAAGTTGGAGATGTTGTATTTTTCCAAGAAACTGCTTCTGGTCAACAATATGAAGTAACTGCTATTTCTGCTTCTTCTGGTGCAGGAAACTTGACCATTCGCAGATTTGATGATCCAAAAGGTGGCGGAGTAAAAACCGAAATTGCTTCTGGAACTAAGATTAGAAGAAGATGGAAATACTACGATCTATTTGATGCTGCTCCAGGAACTTCTGATTGGGCTACAGGAGTTGGACTTGGATCTTCAGTCGATGAGATGCATATTGTAGTATATGATACTCAAGGGAAAATTACTGGTTATGACAGCGATGTTGCTGGAAACAGAGGCAATGCTGTAATCGAAACATTCGAATTTGTTTCTAAACACCCAAAAGCAAGAACATCTCAAGGTGGAACAAATTACTATGTTGACATTATGAATAGAAATTCAGCATATGTTTGGTGGATGGATCATGATCAATCTGGAACTGATTGGGGAGAAGATAAAACTTCAGTAAGTACAGATACATCATTTGCTGCTCCAGCATTACCTATTGCTGATACATTGTCAACAGCTGCTGATGACTTTTCACCAACTGCTGGTGAAACATTGTTAGCATATGATTATTTTGCTGACCCAGATATTGTGGATATCAATTTAGTAATGGGTGGCAAAACTCCAGACAGTACATATGGTACTACTCATGTTGTTGGTATGATTGACTTGGTTGAAGGCAGAAAAGACTGTGTTGCTTTCGTTTCACCAAGAAGACAAGACGTTGTTGGTATTACTAGCGGTATTACTCAGACTACAAACGTCAAAGAATTCTTTGATGGAATCGCAAGTTCTTCATACGCAGTATTCGATTCCGGATACAAGTACATGTATGATCGATACAATGATGTATACCGATATGTTCCATTGAATGGTGACATTGCAGGTCTATGTGCTAATACTGACAATGTTGCTGATCCTTGGTTCTCTCCAGGAGGTTTAAACAGAGGTCAAATTAGAGGCGCAGTAAAGTTGGCATACAATCCAACCAAATCTCAAAGAGATATTCTTTATCCTGCCAGAGTCAACCCTGTTGTTACATTTCCAGGACAAGGAACACTACTCTTCGGTGACAAGACTGCTTTGGCCAAACCAAGTGCATTTGATAGAATCAACGTACGAAGATTGTTCTTGGTACTTGAAAAATCTATTGCAAGAGCAGCTAAATTCCAATTGTTTGAGTTCAACGATGCGTTTACTCAAGCGCAGTTTAAAGCACTCGTTGAGCCTTTCTTGAGACAAGTTCAAGGAAGAAGAGGTATTACTGACTTTAGTGTTGTTTGCGATAGCTCAAACAATACAGGCGAGGTAATTGACCGAAATGAATTTGTTGCAGACATTTATATCAAACCTGCTCGTTCAATTAACTTTATCACACTTAACTTCATTGCGGTGAGGACAGGTGTGTCATTTAGCGAGATAGGAGGTTAATCATGACAACTTTAGCATTAAACGGATTTACCAGCGCATTTCAAAAAGGTGGTGCAAGAGCTAATCAATTTGAAGTATTTCTTGCAACTCCAGGAGGAACCGCTCCAGGAGATACTTCGGATAGCTTCTTTATTAAAGCAGCATCTCTTCCAGGTCATACCATCGAAGAAGTTGCTATTAACTATCGTGGTCGTATCTTGTATTTGGATGGTGATAGAACATTCGATACATGGACAACTACTATCATTAATGATACTGATTTTGCTGTAAGAAAAAAACTTGAGGATTGGATGAATACCATCAATAATTTGAATACTAACGTATCAGTTGGTGGTTCTGCTGCAGGTAATATTACTTCTTACATGGGGCAAATGACTGTTAGACAACTGGGAAGAGGCGCAGAGGATGAAGTATTGAAATCTTATACTCTTTTAAATTGCTGGCCAACAGTAATTGCACCTATCGAGTTGAACTGGGATACTCGAAATGAAGTTGAAACATTTGATGTGACTTGGAGATACACTGAGTTCCAAATCAATTAATATAAATAATTCTACAACATTAGTAGGATAAAAATAAATTATGGCACAAATATTTGGTTTCAAAATCACAAGAGCTAATGATGAAGTAAAGAAGGGTCAGCCGACTCTTCCTACTTCAGATGATGGTTCTTATGATATTGCAGGAGGTGGGTTCTTCTCAGAATATCTTGACATGGAAGGTCGAGATAGAGGAGAACTTGATCTTCTGAGAAGATATCGGGATATTGCAATGCATCCTGAATGCGATTCTGCAATTGAAGATATTGTGAATGAAGCAATCGTATCCAATGAGAGAGATCAATCAGTATCTGTCTCATTGGATAGATTGGAATATTCCGAAAAGATAAAAAAGAAAATTCGAGAAGAATTTGACACCATTTTAAGTCTTTTGGATTTCAATGCCAAAGGGCATGACATTTTTAGAAGATGGTATGTTGATGGAAGAATATACTATCATAAAATTATTGATTCAAATAATCCCAAAAATGGTCTTGTTGAATTAAGATATATTGATCCTCGTAAGATCAAAAAAATGAGGGAGATACAAAAAGGAAAGAACAAAGACGGAGCCGATGTAGTTGTAGGAGTCGATGAGTTTTACGTCTACAACGAAAAAGGTATAGAATATGCAACAGGGTCAGCATCCGGACTAAGGTTGACCAAAGATTCAATAGCATATTGCCCATCTGGTCTAATTGATGCCCAGAAAGGTCTTGTTCTTTCCCATCTCCACAAAGCAATTAAACCAGTCAATCAACTGAGAATGATTGAAGATGCGCTGGTTATATATCGTATTTCAAGAGCACCAGAAAGAAGAATCTTTTACATCGATGTAGGTAATCTACCAAAAGCAAAAGCTGAGCAGTATCTCAAAGATGTAATGAATCGTTATAGAAACAAATTAGTTTATGATGCTAAAACAGGTGAGATTCGAGATGACAGAAATCACATGTCAATGTTGGAGGATTTCTGGCTTCCAAGAAGAGAAGGTGGAAGAGGAACAGAAATTTCCACACTTCCTGGAGGATCTAATCTTGGCGAAATTGATGACATAGAATATTTCAAAAAGAAACTTTATCGCTCATTAAATGTTCCAATTTCCAGATTAGAATCGGAAGCAACATTCTCAATTGGACGTTCTGATAACATTACAAGAGATGAGCTAAAGTTCACAAAATTTGTTCAAAGAATAAGAAAAAAGTTTGTCGTCCTTTTTCATGATCTTCTTCAAACACAGCTTATTCTCAAAGGTGTAATTGCTGTAGATGAATGGGTCGATCTTAAAGAACATATTCAGTTTGACTTTTTGCAAGATGGACATTTTACAGAATTAAAGAATGCAGAAGTTATGAGAGAACGACTTGACATGCTTGCTCAAGTCGAAACATATGTTGGTCAGTTCTTCTCTAAAGAATGGGTAAAGAAAAATATTCTTAAAATGTCTGATGAAGAAATAGAAGAAATAGAAGATCAGATTGAAGATGAAAAAGAAGATGGTGAGTATGATGAATTTGGTGTTGATAGTAATGATTCATCACCATCTCCAGAACCTGATGAAGAACCAAAAGATAATGAACCTGAAAAGGATGAACAAGAAGAAGTTAAAGCACAATATTTAAAGGAAAAATAACATGAGCGATAATAATTTTTTGAGAGATTTTATTGATGCGATTGATGCTGGAGATAATATCAACGCTCAAAGTAACTTTGATTCTGAGATGTCAATAAAAATTAGTGATGCTTTACAAACAAAAAGAATAGAAGTTGCAAAATCATTTATTAATTCTTCTGATATACAAGAAGCTAAAGACGATTTAGGTTTTAAAATCACAAAGGCTTTTACTGATAAAGATCATCAAAAAGCAGATGATTGGGCTGAAAAGATAGAAGATGATACAGCAAATATTTCTAAAACTCCTACACAATTTTTATTGTATTTGTATTTTCATAATATGGGGTATGGAGGATCAGGTAGCGGTAAATTACACCCATTGACTGTTCTTATAGGAAAAGAATTGAAAAAAAGAAAAGTCAATCCAGTTTCTGATGATGACGGCATGAAATACTTTGAATCTTTTGAACCTAAAAGTTAATTATGCATAAACCGTTTGAAACATTTTTTTCACAGTTACAAGAAAAGAATGAATACAAACTTTCTGATAGATATAAAACATTATCACCTAGAATGAAGAAAGCTGTTGATGATGTTTTTAAGTTTTTAGAAAGTAATCCATCTGACTTTCTGGCAACATTTGATAAGTTTATTGAAAAGACTGCCAAAAAACATAAAGTTGAAGCAAAAGCATTGGTTCAATATTTTGAAAAAGAAACATTAGAAGTATAGGAACAAACATGAAACTTATTGCGGAACACATTCAAGATGTAGAATATATCATTGAGGATAAATCTGGTTCTAAGAGTATGAAGATTCGTGGTATATTCATGCAATCTGAACAAAAAAATCGTAACGGACGTGTTTATCCTTTTAATGTATTAGAAAAAGAAGTCAAAAGATACAACGAAGAATTCATAAAGCAAGGGCGAGCATTTGGTGAACTTGG